TAACTATATTAACTGGCAAGTTGTTCTTACTGTTGCAGTTGCTATTATTCTAGGAAACTATTTCAAATCACAGGAAGCTATGTTTAAAGCATGGTTGACAGGTTCGGTTATTGACCCAACAACTCTTGTGGGTATGGCAACCATTAGTGCAATCGGTTTTATTGCCAGTTTTCTGATGGGTAGTAGCGGAAAATACATAGCATTTGCTGTATTAACCGCACAGGTTTTTGGAGTAGAATATTTCTTATGGTTCTTTGCTGTCGATTATGTTGGATATCTAATAAGTCCAACACACAAATGTGTTGCCGTTGGAAATAGATACTTTGGAACTCCATTGGCTACATACTATAAAGCATTAGGAACTTGGGGTGTATCAATGCTTTTAGTTGCTGGTCTGTTTACTTTCATATAAATACACAATGACGGAAAAATAATGTCAATTAACTATAATTATTCAATAAACACAGTAAAGAAAATTAATGAAAATGGATTTGAAAATGCTGTTGTTCAAGTCTATTGGGCATTAGTAGGCACAAATGAATCTGGTCAAATCAGTAGAGTGTATGGAACCTCTACTTTTTCTACCAATGAATTAAATTCAAATGAAGATTTTATACCATTCGATCAGGTGTCTGATGAAACTATTGTTTCTTGGATACAAAATTCCGTCTCGGAAGAACAAGATACACACATGAAAAATCTAATACAACAAGAATTAAATCTCATATAAATGAAAACTACTATTATCGAACTTTTATTGAAAGATCCAATTGCAAAAGTTTCTTCTATTATGGAAGATATTAAACGTGAAGCGGTATGTGATTTAGTAGAAAGAGATAGAAGATTAGCAATTTGCAATAATTGCGAAAAACTAAAAAACAATTTTTGTTTAGAGTGTCATTGTTATATGCCAGCAAAGGCTTTTATAAAAAATAAAAGTTGTCCATTAAACTTGCATATCTAAATTTATCAACTGCCCACATTTTAGGAGAAAATAATGGCAATTACTTACACATGGAAAATTACCGGTCTAAAGACCAAAGATGTATCAGACGACAAACCAGCGGCTGTTGTACAAACATACTGGCAAAAGATTGGTACCGATGAAAACGGAAATGAAGGAACCTTCTCTGGTGCAACACCGTTTACGGTTGACCCAACAGATGAGTCTGGTCCGTTTATTCCTTTTGAAGATTTAACAGAAGAAGACGTTCTAGACTGGATCAAAACAGTTGTTGTCGGTGGCTATGCAGATCATGTCAACGGGCAGATTGCAAAACAGATTGAAGAAAAGATCAGTCCTGTCGTAGATAACCGTTTACCATGGGCACCAGTTACGGCAAACACTCCAGCCCCTGGCATGAGTGCTAATACAGCTGGATAAATATACAGTTACAAAACATTTTATTAGGAAAAATTATGAACGAACAAAAAGTAACCCTTGAATTGACTATTTCCCAACTCAACACCGTTCTTGGTGGCCTAGCAAAGCTACCAATTGAAGTGGGTATTGATGCATTTCAAGCAGTGCAACAACAAGCACAAGCACAATTGGGTCAACCAAGTTCAAACACACCACCAGGTCCATTGTCCAGCAAAGTAATTAACTGATTTATATAAGGTAATTGGGCAATAAATACCTTACAATAAGGAGAAATATTAATGCCTTCGGTTACCAATAGACAATCATTTAAAGAATACTGCCTTCGTAGACTCGGTTTTCCAACCATCGAAATCAACCTTGATGACGATCAAATAGAAGACCGAATCGATGATGCGTTTCAGTACTGGCAAGACTACCATTTTGATGCACTTCAAAAGGTATATTACATCAAAGCAATAACACAAACGGATGTAGATAACAAATACATTGACATGTCTCCTTCGGTCACAAGGGATACAGGTAATAATGCGGTAAATATTGTTGGTGTTACTAGAGTGTTCCCACTCTCGGATGCAATCAACACAAACAACATGTTTGACCTCCGTTACCAGCTTCGTCTGAACGAATTGTATGACTTTACTTCTGCATCCTATGTGAACTATACACTCACGATGCAACACCTACGTTCACTTGAGATCATGTTCACAGGTGAAGTTCCTATTCGCTTTCAAAGACACATGCACAAGTTGTATTGTGACTGGGGCTGGGGTTCAGCCGTCAAAGCAGGCTCGGTTGTTATTGCCGAATCTTATGCATTGATTGACTCGGCTCAGTATGCATCGGTCTGGAATGACCGTTGGCTCAAAGAATATGCTACTGCACTTATTAAGAGAAATTGGGGTTCAAATTTAAGCAAATTTCAGGGAGTACAACTTCCCGGTGGTGTTATGTTAAATGGTCAACAGATTTATAACGATGCTGTAGAAGAAATAAAAGCATTAGAAGAAGAAATGTCCAGCAAGTACGAATTGCCAGTAGATTTCTATTTGAATTAAACACAGATGAAAAAACATAAACACCACATAATACCAAAACATATGGGTGGTTCCGATGATCCATCAAATTTGATTGAATTAACTGTGGAAGAACATGCAGAAGCACATCGTATTCTATTCGAGAAATACGGAAGAAAACAAGATGAACTGGCGTGGAAGGGTTTAGCTGGTATAATAGGTAAAGAACAACTCATATATGAATTGAGTGTTCTAGGTTCCAAAAACGCCAAACGATTGTCCGGTAAAGATCATCAATTCTATGGTAAGAAAAGACCTGAACATAGTGCGAAATTAAAAGGTCGAAAAATTAATAGGACACCTGAGCACCAAGAAAAATTAAATAATAGATTTACGGATGAGTATTTAACAAATGTGGCAAACTCAATTTCCAGAACTTGGAAAATAATTACACCAGACAATCAAGAATTTATTGTTAAAAATTTGGCAGATTTTTGTAGGGTACACAATTTACATAGAGGCAGTATGTCACAATTAGCAAAGCACGGAAAACCATACAAAGGTTTCTATTGTGAGAAGGTGTTATAATGGCGACCAATTTATATTTCAATAATTTTGGAAGTAATCCAGAACAGAGACTCATGGAAGACTTGATGATTGAAACCATTAAAATTAATGGTGTCGATTGCTATTATATTCCAAACATCAATGAGGCTGCCAGAGATTTGATCTATGGTGAAGACCCGCTTAAGAAGTTTACTGCCGCATATCCACTAGAACTCTATATCACTAACGTAGATGGCTATGAAGGTGAAAGAGAGTTCTTCTCTAAGTTTGGTTTAGAAATTCGCAACAACATGTCTGTGATTGTTTCTAAACGCTCTTTCTCACGTTGGGTTCCACAAGACAGATATGTTAGACCAAACGAAGGTGATCTTATTTACATTCCATTTCTCTCACAAAGAGGTGAGATATATGAAATCAAATATGTAAATTACACAGACGCATTTTATGTTATGGGTAACAAATATCCATACTTCTACAAACTAGAACTTGAGAAATTCAAATACTCACAAGAAACAATTGATGTTGGTATTCCAAACATCGATGAGATTGTTTATGAGAATGCATACAACATCACACTCACAATGAATACTGCTACTGGCAATGGTAACTTTATTCGTGGTGAATCTGTACACAACACGGCAAACTCTGCATATGGTACAGTTACAAATTGGGATAGACCAACTGGTATATTGAAAGTTACAGATTTGTATGGTGACTTTGCAAACAACACACTCGTTCGTGGTAACACAAGTAATGCATCTTACACAACTTCTCAGACACCTGATGAGTTAATTGATCCGCAAGAACGTGAAATCTATGACAACAAAGTCATTCAAACAGAAGCGGATGAAATTATTGATTTCTCAGAATCAAATCCTTTTGGTAGCATAACATGACAGCAACAAATTATTCTTACCATCGCACAATTAGAAAGATGGTTGTTGCGTTCGGCAACATCTTTAATGAAATTAATTTGGTGCGTTATGATTCAAACGGCTACGAAAAGGAACATTTTCTTGTTCCAATCGTATATGGTGGAAAAGAGAAGTATGTTTCTCGTATAGAAGGTGATCCAAACCTCGACAAGAAAACACAGATAACATTACCAATCATGTCTTTCGTAATGGAAAACATGAAGTATGATGCAGCCAGAAAATTAAATACGAATTTTAAAACAACTGTTCCATCCAGTACAACTGCATTATCGGTTTATAATCCAGTTCCATTTGATTTTGAATTTACTCTGTATGCATATGTTCGCAACATTGAAGATGGCGCACAACTTATGGAGAAGATTCTTCCATACTTTACACCAGATTATACGATCTCTGTGAATCTGATACCAGAACTTGGACTTGTTAAACAACTACCAATCATTCTTAATGACGTTTCAAATGAAGTTGATTATGAAGGCGACTACAATACAAACATCCGTTCTATCATTTGGACTCTTAACTTTACTGTAAAAGGTTATTTGTATGGACCTGTTTCACAACCAAAAATTATTAGAAGTTCAATTACAAACATTATTAATGAACCTTCATTACATGAGCATAATGTTACTGGTACTATGGCAACAGGTGGGTTAGGCAACTACCAATTTGGTGAAGATGTGTATCAAGGTTACTCTTATGATACAGCAACAGCAACAGCTAAGGTTGTATCTTGGAACTCTACCTCAAAATTATTAGAACTCACTGATGTATTTGGACATTTAACTAGCGGTAAAAAAGTAATTGGTGTGACTACAAACGCAACATGGTCAGCAAACAGTTTTAATCTAACATCAAATTCTTCAGTTAAGATTACTGTTGCACCGAACCCATCAAATGTTGTGATGCCAAATAATTATACATATACTATCACAACACAAGAATATCCTAATATAACTTAATTATGTCAAAGTTTGAAAAAAACATGTCTGAAATCTTTGATGTGGATGTCAAGATTGAACAACCAGTACAAGAAATTTTACCTGCTGTAGTTGAGGAGAGAACCAAGTTTGGCACTCCTGCACGGCTTGAAGATGACCTTGACCAAGACTATGAAGAATCTCGCAAGACAATTAAAGAACTGGTAAACAAGGGCAACCAAGCCATCGACCATCTTCTTGCCATTGCATCTGAGTCTGAACACCCACGTGCATTTGAAGTTGTGGCCACACTCATTAAGAATACAGCAGACGCAAACGAAAAACTTATGACGATGCAAAAAGCGGTACGTGATATGAAGAACATCAAGCAAAAGAGTGATGTTACTGTTGACAAGGCAATTTTTATTGGTTCAACATCTGAACTATCTAAATTAATTAAAGCGCAGAATGGCAGTTAATAATAAAGATTCGTATCGTGATAATCCACTTCTCAAGAAAGCCGGCGTTGAACACGCATACACACAAGAAGAAGTCGATGAGTATATAAGATGTTCTAAAGACCCGGTATATTTTGCTGAAAGATATATCAAGATCGTCAACGTTGACCGTGGTTTAATGCCATTTGAGATGTGGGACTTCCAAAAGGAAATGATTCGCACATATCACGAACATAGATTCTCAATTACAAAATGTCCCCGTCAGGTTGGTAAAACCACAACCTCTGTTGCTTATCTACTTTGGGTAACATTGTTCTCATCAGACCAAAACATTGCAGTTCTTGCCAACAAAGGCTCACTCGCACGTGACATTCTCGCCAAGTACCAACTTGCATATGAAAACTTACCTATGTGGCTACAACAAGGCGTCATCACATGGAACAAAGGTAATGTAGAACTAGAAAACGGATCAAAAATTATTGCCGCTTCAACTTCAAGTTCAGCAGTTCGTGGTGGAGCATTTAACATTGTATTCTTGGACGAGTTTGCGTTCGTTCCAGCCAACATTGCCAATGAGTTCTTTAACTCTGTTTACCCTGTTATCTCATCTGGTAAAACAACCAAGATTATTATTGTGTCAACACCTAACGGTATGAATCTATTCTACAAGTTATGGATGGATGCTATCGGTAAGAAGAACGGCTATCAAACATTCGAGATTCACTGGTCTATGGTCCCTGGTCGTGATGAAAAATGGAAAGAAGAAACTATTAAGAACACTTCTGAAGAACAGTTCAGACAAGAGTTTGAATGTGAATTCTTGGGTTCTACGAATACACTTATCTCTGGTTCCAAGTTGGCTCAGTTGGTATACAAAGAGCCGATTGCCAAACATGAGTTGTTGCATCTGTATGAATATCCAATCAAAGGTGATGATGAACGTACAGCAGACCACATCTATGCAATTACTGTTGACCCTGCTGAGGGTAGAAACATGGATGCGTCATCATTCTCGGTGTTTGATGTATCTGCGGTACCATATAGACAAGTTGCAAAGTACAATTCATCTTCCATATCTCCAGTTCTATTCCCAACAGTAATCTATAACACAGCTAAACTGTTCAACGATGCGTATGTTTTGGTTGAGATAAATAATACACCACAAATTGCTGACACTTTGCATCAAGACCTTGAGTATGAGAACGTGGTGAAGATTGAAACCGGTAACAAAAAAGCACAAGCGATGGGTACTGGTTTCGGTAGAGGTATTCAACTGGGTATCAAGATGTCTCCCCAGGTTAAACGAATCGGATGTTCAAATCTGAAGACTTTAATAGAAAATGACAAACTAATTATCAACGATTTTGATACTATCTCCCAACTTACAACGTTCGTTTCAAGTATGAACAGTTTTAAGGCTGAAGAAGGATCGAATGATGACATTGTTATGACACTGGTTATCTTTGCATGGATGACAACACAACAGTATTTCAAAGAGATTGTCAACCATGATCTAAGAAAGCAGATGCAGTTAGAAATGTTAAATCAATCTGATGAGGAATTGCCGTCTTTTGGCATCTTTGATGATGGAAACAACAGTAAGTATATCGTGGAGGGTGGTGATGTTTGGCTGAATGGTGAAGAAGCGGAAAATACGTCTTCATTTTTTAGAGCATAACTACAAAACCTTCATTTAATAAATAGATTATAGGTTATTGCCAAAGTAACAGTATAATAACAAGGAGATCAAAATGGCATTTCAAATTTCTCCAGGCGTAAACGTATCAGAGGTAGACTTAACCACAGTCGTTCCTTCGGTATCTACTACGGCCGGTGCATTTGTTGGTGACTTCCAATGGGGTCCAGCAGAAAAAAGAACACTCATCACAACAGAAAATGAATTAGTATCAACATTCGGAGCACCATCTGCCAATACATCGGCAGCTTCAGGTGTAGCAAATACAGGTATTTCTTTCTTTTCAGCCGCTAACTTCTTAGCGTATGGAAATAATCTTCAAGTTGTTCGTGCTGTAGGTTCATCTACAATCAATTCAACATCAGGTAATACAGCAATCTTATTGAAAAACGAAGATTCATATGATAACGGTTTCACTGCAAACTCTTACCATGGTACTTTCGGTGCTCGTTACTCAGGTGCATTAGGTAACTCACTTAAAGTTTCTGTATGTACAGCTAACGCAACTAACGGTTTTGCTACTTGGACTTACAAGAGCAGTTTCGCTGGTGCTCCAAGCACAACACCAGTTGTTTCATCATACGGTGGTGCTAACGACCAAATTCACATTGCAGTTATCGATGAAGATGGTTTGTTCACAGGTACAAAAGACACAGTTCTTGAAGTATTCTCTTATGTTTCACAAGCACCAGATGCAAAATATGACGATGGTACTCCAGCATACTGGAAAACAGTTCTACGTAACAACTCTACTTACATCTACGCATTGAACAATACAGCGGCATTCTCTGCTAACACAGATGCATCTGCGGCTCCTGGTACAGTTTACACTCCAGCATTTGGTACTGTTACTTATAGCTTGGCTGGTGGTGCATCTTCTGCCGCTGTGGCAGCTAATGTACAATCCGGTCTAGATTTGTTCGCTAATAAAGATGAAGTAGATATTTCTCTAATCGTTACTGGTGACGGCTTAGACACTACAACACAGAACTATGCAACTAACATTGCTAAGACACGTATGGATTGCGTTGCTTTCGTATCTCCATTGCAAGGTCAAGTTGTTGGTCAATCTGCTTCTGCCGCTACAACAGCAGTTGCCGCATGGGCCGCTTCATTGTCTGGAACAAGCTACGCTGTAGCAGACTCTGGTTGGAAATACCAATACGACAAATACAATAACATCTATCGTTGGATTCCATTGAATGGTGATATGGCTGGTCTATGTGTTCGCACAGATGACACAACTGATCCATGGTTCTCACCAGCTGGTTATTCACGTGGTGCAGTTAAGAACGTTGTTAAATTGGCATGGAATCCAAACCAAGCACAACGTGACACAATCTATTCTGCCGCAGTTAACCCAGTTGTTTCACTACCTGGTCAAGGTACATTGTTGTTCGGTGATAAAACTCTGACAACACAACCATCTGCATTCAATAGAATTAACGTCCGCCGTTTGTTTATTGTTCTGGAAAAAGCAATTTCTAATGCATCTAAATTCTCATTGTTTGAACTCAACGATGAATTTACACGTGCTCAGTTTGTTGCATTAGTAGAACCATTCTTACGTGACATTAAGGGTCGCCGTGGTATCTATGATTATCGTGTAGTTTGCGATAATTCAAATAACACAGCGTCAGTTATTGATACTAACAGATTTGTTGGTGACATTTATATTAAGCCAGCACGTTCAATCAACTTCATTCAGCTAAACTTTGTTGCCGCTCGTTCTGGTGTACAGTTTACTGAAATCGTTGGTGGCGCTTAATAAATAATAAGAAATAGGAGAAACAAATGGCTTTCAACGTAACAGAGTTTCGTGCAAATCTCATTGGAGATGGTGCTCGTCCCAACCTGTTCCAAGTCACAATGACTTTTCCAACCTTTACAGCCGATGCAGTAAATTCTGGTAAGGCACTAACATTCTTGTGTAAGACTGCTCAATTACCAGGATCAACTGTTGGTACAGTACCATTGTATTACTTTGGTCGTGAGTTAAAGTTTGATGGAAATAGAAATTTTGCTGACTGGACAATTACAATCATCAACGATGAAAACTTCAAAGTGCGTAAAGCCTTTGAGTCATGGATGAATAGCATCAATTCACACGGTACAAACGTGCGTAATGGTAGTGCTACAAACCCATCCGCTTATTCAGTTGATGCTAAAGTAGACCAATATGATAAAGCAGGTAACATCATCAAATCTTATAAGTTTGTTGGTTCATTCCCTGTTGACCTGTCACCAATAGATCGGAAGAGCGTC